GAGACGTTCGCCCTGAGCAACGGGGCGGCCTTCGGGTGGAGCCCCGCTGCCACGCTGGCAGAGACGTTCGCCCTGAGCAACGGGGCGGCCTTCGGGTGGTCCCCTGCCGCCACGCTGGCACAGGACTTCCTGCTCTCCGGCGGGGCGGCCTTCGGGTGGAGCCCCGCCGCCACGCTCGACATGGTCGTGGCAACCTTCGACCTGTCAGGTGGGGCCACGTTCGGATGGACCCCGGGGGCCACGCTGTCCGAGGACTTCCTCGCGACCAGCACCCCCGCGTTCGGATGGACGCCCGGCGCCACCCTGTCGGAGGACTTCCTTGCGACCAGCGCGCCGTCGTTCGGGTGGAGTCCTGCCGCCACGCTGGCGGAGACGTTCGCCCTGTCGAACGGGGCGGCCTTCAGCTTCAGCCCCGGAGCGGCGCTGTCCGAGGACTTCATTGCAATTGGAGACACAGCGTTCGGCTGGGCTCCCGATGGCCTGCTTGGAGCTGCCGTCGATGCGCAACTCAGTGGTGACACCGCCTTCGGATGGGCGTCCGGTGGCACGCTGGCCGTTCCCTTCATTGCAATCGAGGACGACCGGAGCGGAGCTGGGCCGTACCGCAAGCGCTCCGTACAATCAACACTTGACGACTGGACCCTCGTCATGGATGATGAGAGGGTCCTAGAAACGTACCTGTTGAGGAAGACACGGTGATGGAAGACAAGACCGCTCCCCGCCCCGGCTGCAACTGCGATGTCTGCAACTGGGCCAACCGCCGCATCGAGCGCGAGCAGCGCCTCGCCGACGACCTCGAAGGCAACTACCGCAGGTTCCTCGCGGGCGAGCTTGTCTCCCGTGACGGAAGGGAGTAGACTATCGGCATGGCTACTCCCTCGGCCAAGAAAGGCCGGACCACCCTCACCAGCTCAGACCCGTGCCCGCGCGGTTGTCGCACTGGGGCCAACGGAGCCCTCCATCTCCTGTCGGACCATGTCGAGGAGAAGGGTCGCCAGTGCAACCTCTGCGCGTGTGTCATTCAGGACACGGCAGAAGTCAAGCCGGGGACCTAGCCCCGGATGACGGCTTACGCGGCGCTTCAGACGCTCGTCAGCCGAGACCTGTCTGACCCTGATCGCAACACGTTCAATGTGGACGCGGTCAAGGACTTCATTCAGCAGGGTCTCGCTGCGGTTGCGCGCGTCGCACCCGAGCAGTTTCAGGAAGACCTCGACCCGGTTTCCGGCCAGACGAGCTACCTGTTGCGGGACCCGCTGTTCGATGCCCCTGTCCCCGAAATCCGTCTCGTTCGGGTTGAGGTCTGGACGGGGACTCCTCCCAGCTTCCGCTTCAAGATCAAGGGCAAGGCAGGGATGCCGACCCGGGACAGCGTGGCTGGCTGGGAGGTCTGGAACGGGTCTCTCGAAATCCCCGGGTACATCGCTACGATGCTTGGGACGGATGACCTGATCCGAGTCTGGGGGTACAGCCCGTACACCCCAATCGTCGCCGACGAAGACATCGTCCCGGTGAGCGCCGAGCTGGAGCTGGCGATCCGCACCTTCTGTCGAGTAGAGGGTCTGAGGCGCCTCACCTCTTCCCGCGTTCTGTTCAAGCAGTGGCAGGCCCGGTCGAACAACTCCGATGTCACGCTGGGCCAGCTCAACAGCGACCTTCAGGTCGCCGAGGATGAGTGGCGCCGACTGTCTCGGGCACTGAAGGTCCCCGAGCAGAACCCGGACTAGCCCATGTCGTTGACGAAGGTCTTCGCTGTGTCCAAGGACACGGTCAAGAGGAACCAAGACGACGGGGGCGGCGGCCAAGGGTGCGGCAACTCCAAGCACCTGTACGTGGGCCGGTACGGGTCGTCCGGGTCGTCGCGCAACTACGACTCCTTCCTCCAGTTCACCACGAACTGGACCGACGTGAAGAAGATCGTCAGGGCGACGCTCAACCTGTACACCGACGAGTACGACACCTTCGGAAACGCTGGCGAGCCGGGCATCATGCCCGCCCCGAAGAGCACGGACAAGCCGAAAATCCTCGTCCGTCGCCTGACAACCAGCTTCACTGAGGGCGGCAACGCCGACGGGCACTTCGACTCCTCCGACTACACCTCCCCGTCGCACACCACATCGGGTGGGGTCACCAAGACCATGACGCCCAATGGGGCCGACCTCCTGCACACCATCGACATCACGGCCATCGTGAAGGCGTGGGCACCCGCGTCAGTGGCTGGCGGCGGGGCCCAGCACAACCACGGCATCGGCCTGTACGGAACGACGGACACCATCGAGAACTGGTCGGGCTGGGCGATGGAGCATGGCAATGGTGCCGAGCGCCCGTCGATCACGCTGGAGTACGAGCTGGGTCCGACCATTCCCGACGCCCCAACGGGCGTGACCCCCTTCGGAACGATCCCCTCGCTTGACACGTTCGAGGGCGACTTCACCGACCGGCGGCTCACCGACACATTGCAATCCGTCGCCATTGAAATCTACGACGCGGCCCACTCGGGTACCGCCTCGACGGGAAACACCATCACCACGAGCGGCCACAAGCTGGCCATCGGCGACTCCGTCTACTTCACGGCCGTCGGCGACACCAACCTCACTGCCTTCAAGCACTACTACGTCGTCTCCTCCGGCTTCACCACGAACGTCTTCAAGGTGTCAACAACCTTGGGCGGGTCCGTCTTCGACATCACGACCGGGGACACGGTGACGTGGTCACGGCTCGTCAAGGCGATCCCCAAGGTCGCCACGGAGTCGGAGCGCGTGGCCGCCCACTTCATCGTGGCCAAGCCCTCCTCGTTCACGCCGACGACCGGAGCGACGTACCGCTGGCGCGTCCGGGTCGTGGACCAAGAGGGGCAGACCTCGCCATGGGCTGGGCTGTACTCGTTCGTGCTGTCGAACACGCCACCCAACCCGCCGGTCCTGACCCCGACATCGGGCACCAGCAAGGCCAGCCTGAACCTCGTCAAATTCCAAGGCGGGACGTTCTCCGATCCTGACACGGGAGACCGCCTGATGGCCCATCAGGTCCAGCTCAGCCAGTACGCCGGGGGAGACTTCCGGTGGGACGAGGCAGACAACATCCTGTGGGACACCGGGAAGTCATTCGACTCGTTCGACGCCACCAGTTGGACCGAGCTGTACGGTGGCCGGGCCCTTGTCGCTGGCACGTACTACTGGCGGGCACGCCACTGGGACAACCGGGACGGCGTGTCGGACTGGACGTACGCGACACTCATCCTGACGGCTGACTTCAGCCCCGACCCGGGCGATTACGAGTCCGTGCAGGTCAACCCTCGCGCCCCATGGCGCGTGCTGATCCGCGACCTCTACCAGTCCGACGGGGTGACCAAGACCATTGGGCGGGGCCCGGGACAACTGGTTGCCGTGTTCGAGGAGGCCAAGAACATCGGCGCGTCCGTCGTCTTCAACAGCCCGGGGGAGCTGCACTTCACCCTGCTGAAGGACGATCCGCAGATCAGCGTGGTCGAGCCCAAGCAGGTCCACTACGCCGTTGAGTTCTACTCCGGCGACGGGTGGCAGGAGAAGTACGCAGGCGTCATCTGGGATGCTGACGCGACCGACACTGATGTCGTGTTCAAGGGGCTCGACTACCTCGCCCTGTACGACACGCTCATTGACGAGCGGTACGATCCGCTGAAGCCCAACAAGAGCTACAAGAGCAACGGCTCGTTCTACGAGAACGTGACAATCCGAACGGTCGTCATGGACCAGCTCAACCGGGCGAAGAAGCTGGCCGACTCGTGGGTGGGCTTCATTCCAATTGGGAGCGTCGCCACCATGAGCGAGAAGGTCACGGTGTACTCGACCATGCAGCCCGCCCTGTCGTTCATCGGCGGGCTCATCGACAGCCATCGGCAGGGCACCGGCAAGCGCACGCGCATGAAGGTGAAGAAGACCACGACGGGGACGTACCAGCTCCAGATCGTGGACGACCCCGGCGTCATCCGCAATGACCTCGCCATGTACTACGGAGAGTTGGTGCAGGGCTACCGCGTCATCCTCTTCGGCGACCAGTGGGCGAACGTCGAGCATATCGTCGGGCGCAACCGGGACGGGGTCAAGGTGGTCTACCAGACCATCAAGGGCAAGCCATTCCAGCCCTCGACCTCGCTCTACGGGCGCATTGCCACCGTGGCCGTGATGGATGGCGTGCAGGACCAGATCGATCTCAACCGCAGAGGGCTCCAAGCCGCGATCCAGTCGGCGAAGCTGGGCAAGAACATTGCAATTGGCATCCGCACGACCTACCTCGCCCCGTTGCAGGGCTGGGATGTCTGCGACGTCTTCCCCATGCGGATCAAGGACGGGGCTGTCGATACGGACCGCTTCGGCTCCGGCTTCTGGGCGTCGTACGCGGCAGCATGGGAGGCTACGGACGTCGGGCAACAGAGCCTCGTCATCACTTTCATGCCACGCGAGGACGCGTCGGCTCCCAACCCCGACCTGATCCCCAGCAAGCGGGTCTCGACGCAGCCCGAGTGGCAGCTTGGGTGGACGCCGCCTGACCCGATCAAGGCGACCAGCCTGTACTGGCTCGACCAGAGCACGGGCAAGGTGTACGTCCGCGATGACGACGCTGCTACACTTGTCTCCGTGACGGGTACTGCATGAGCACGATCAATCTTGTCTCCCACGGGTTGACCGCTGGCCAGAGGGTGGCCTTCTCGAACGTCGTCCCCGACTTCACGGGCATCGACACCGACTTCGTCTACTTCGTGCTGTCGGCCGGGCTCACTGCTGACGCGTTCCAGATCAGTGAGACTTCGGAGGGGGACCCGCTCACGCTGTCGCTCAACGTCACGTCGGCCAGTATGCAGGTCGTGCCCGAGACCGACGACAGCGACACGTACGGGCCCGGGTACACGGATGTCATCGACCCGACCGACGTGCAGGCGCCTCCGGCAACCCTCCCCCCGCCCGATGCGCCAGTGCTCACGAGCTTGGTGGTGGCTGGTATCACCCGGCTCTTCATCGAGGTCCCGTCGTACGCTGATCCCTCAACCCGCCTGCGTGCCACCGAGGTTCAGGTCACGCACAACTACGACGGCGCGACTCCTCTGTGGGAAACTGCGTCGAACATTACAATGCCAGCAGGCACGACGAGCATGTCCATCCCGGCGCTTGGGTCGGTGAAGTACGCCGCCCGGTCACGGGTGCAGGACGTCTACGGCAACTTCTCAACCGACTACTCTTCCGCGTCCGAACTCACGACTGACGCCGGGGCTGACTCCCGGGGGATCATCGACGGGGCCATCACGGAGACGAAGATTTCGGACTTCGCCATCAGTACGCAGAAGCTTCAGGCCAAGGCGATCACTGCCGAGCTGCTTGCGTCCACCATTGTCCTCACCTCGCTCCTGAAGACGGCGAACGACGGCCGCCGCATTGAAATCGACTGGGATGGCGTCCGGCTGTACGACTCGGACGAGTCCATGATGGTGCGCATCCCGACGAACGGCGACCCCGTCTACGTGAAGGGGCAGGTCAACGCTGACTCCCTCATCAGCCAGACTGCGGCGACCTTCCGTACCGCCGTGTCGCTGGAGGGTGGGGCAGTGATGACGCTACAGAGCGGCGTGTCTGCCCCAACCAACGTCCCGTCCCTCTCCGCCTCGCTCGATTACAAAGCGCTGACCAGCACCCCGGCCGGAGTCGGCACTGCTGCTGGCATCGCATACGACTCCGGTGCCGGGACGTTCTGGATCGCCGCCGACCCGACGACTTCCGGCTATGTCGCCCACGAGTACAGCGCCTCGACCGGGGCCCTCGTGCGGTCCATCCCCGCCACCGGGTCAACCTCGACGGTCACCACCACGCTTGGTTCCACGTCGCACGTGTCCGATACGGCGCAGGCGAAGACTGGGAACACCGACTCCCACATCGCCACGCCGCTCACCATGCCGCGAGCTGGCCGTATCACCAAGGTCTCCGCCTACCTTGCCGGGTACGGTGGCAGCGCCTCATGCCGCAACGGCATCTGGTCGGATGTCAGCGGCACGGGCAACCTGCTCCGGGAGTCCGCGACGTACACGGCCAGCAGCGCCACCTTCGGGAACGGGAACTCCGACCACTACAACGAAACTCTCACGTCCCCCTACTCGGCGTCCTCCGGTCAGGTCGTCTACGCTGGCTTCCGGCACACCTCCTCGGCCGACGGCTTCCAGTTTGACCGGGACGACGGCAGCGGCAAGACGACCTACTCTGGCGACACGGCCTCCGACGCAGACGGCACGGGTTGGGGCACGCTCAACTCCGCGTCCAAGCCCAACGTGTACATCACGTACGAGTACGACGTGGACACCCGGCTGGAGACAGCCCCCAACATCGGAGTGGCCACCGACGGGACGCACGTGTACACGCTCGACAGCACTGGCATCATCTGGAAGTACCTGCGCTCCAGCATGGCGTACGTCAGCAAGAGCGCGGTCATCACGACGACCGGGACCAAGAGCAAGGCTGGCCTGTTCTACGACGCGACGGCTGCTGCTCTCGTCATCACGACGACGACTGGGACTGGAGCTGGTGTCTACCCGAAGTTCTATCAGGTGAACCCGAGCACGCTGGTCGCCAACGGGACGGTCTACAGCGCGGCCACGGGACCGACGATGTCGGGCACGACCGACACCCTGCGAGGCGGGGCCCGCCTGAACGACCCGCTAAATGCGAGCGCTGCGACGTACTGGATTGCAATGACCAGCGCCGTGTACGCCTACACCTTCAGCGGATCGACTGCCACGAACACTGCCAACCGGGACTTCGGTCAGGCAACCACGACAGGTGACGGCCTGACCCACGACGGCACCGTCTTCCGGGGCTGGGACTCCGCGTCCCCTACCAAGGTCTGGAAGTTCTCGGCGTGGGACTGGACGACCGGCGGGCAGGTGTTCTGGTTCGGGTACTCGTGGTACGACCCGGACGGGACGGCACACGAGACCACATGCGGGCCGACTATCAGCATCACCATGCGCCGACGGGAGCGGACGCTGGTAACTACGGCGGCCATCCCGGGGGCTGGCGGGGCAGACGACCCCGACAACGCGCGCGTCTACTCCTATCAGGGGGCCAGCGACGCGGCGGCTGGCAGCCGATGGCTTCAGGCGACGGGTGCAGTCTCCAGCTACACCATCTCTGGCTACACCACTGCCAACCACGACAGCGTGGGTGGGTCCCCGGTTGCAGCGTTCACCGGGGGTGGCATCGCAGAATTGAAATCCAGTTCCGCCGGGTGGTCCATGAAGGGCGACGGCACGGTCGAGATCGCCAGCCTCCAGCCCGGGAACATGGCGTGGGGCAGCGTCTTGATCACGCCGGTCGCGAACACGCCGACAAGCACGACTGTCTCGTTCGGCCCGCTCTCTGGATCGGAGTTCGTCGGGTTCACCACGGCGAGCACCACGGTCCCCGGAACCACGGTCACCGGCACCTCCATCACCAGCATCAGCAGTACCGGCGCGACGGTCTGGATCACCCGGTCCAACACGACAGCTACGACAGTGTTCTGGATCGTCATCGGTATCTAGGGAGGGACACATGGCAACGACAACGGCGACCTACACGCTGCGCGCCACCGTGGTACAGATCACGCTCGACCCGATCACGTCAGCGGTGACCGTGACCGGGCGGATCGAGATTGACGGGACCAGCATCTACGTCAAGCAGCATCAGGAGAACGTGACCGCGCTGATGAGCCAGCAGCAGATCGATGCTGCGCTGTTGCTCGTCGCCGGGGCGCAGGTGTGGATCGACAGCAAGCTCCCGTGAGGAACTGACCCATGGCCGGATCGACAATCTCCTACGCCGAGACCATTGCAATTCAGGCGTTCCTCGGGTACCTGACCAAGAATTGGTCCAAGAGCATCAATGCCAAGGACACCTTCCTGATCGCCGCCGTCTCGGCGTGGTTCCATCAGGAGTCGGGTGGGCTGTCCCGCGTGATCGGGAACAACCCGTTCAACATCCGCAACTCCCCGCTCCAGAGCGGGACCCGGAAGACCCTCAACGGCAACGGGCACTTCGCCGTGTTCAGCTCCATGGCTCGCGGCTTCATGGCCGCAGCGTACCTGCTCATGCACGGCAGCAAGGCGTACGGATACCAGCTCGCCCTGAACGCCATGAAGAAGGGCGGCAATCAGGGAGCCGTGGACTTCCTCGCTGCCCTCGCCATGTCGAGCTGGGACGCTGGCCACTACGGAGCGCACTCGTGGATCGAGGCGTACGACCAAGCGCACAACCACCTGCTTCGCAACTACGTCGGCATCGCCCACGTCCAGCTCGCCAACCCGCACCCCAAGCCCCCGAAGCCGACCCCCGTCCTCCCCCGGGATTTCAATTACCGGGTGGTGATCCGCAACTACATCGACCCGTGGGCAGTTCAGGCGATGTACCGCTACCGCAGAGGACGTACGGCACTGGGCAATCGTGTGGACGGCTCTGGAACGAAGCGGTAGACTGTGTACTATGAGCGCGGGTGATGGTGACGATGTGACAGTGGACCATGGCAGCCCGCTCTCTTGGCGCGACGTCTACAAAGCCGTGAACGAAAGCGAAGCGAGGATCGTTCAAGCAGTACGCGACGCCACTGCCCCCATTGCAACTGCTCAGGCAGACCACGAGAACCGGCTCCGCAAGCTGGAGACCGAGGGGTCGTCCCTTTCCCAAGCCATCTCGCGCTCGACCGCCGCACTCTGGGTCAAGCATGACGCGCTGAAGGTCGTGGTGGAAGCCAACACTGCGGCTAGGAACGGCTTTATGCAGGGTGTTGGGCTTGGGCCACGTGCTGCCGTGTTCCTCATCACCCTGTTGGGCGGTCTGGCCGTCTTCCTTGACATCGTATCGAAGTACGCGCACGGCCCATGAGCGGACAGGACCCCGTCACCCACATCCACATCAGCGAGCGTGAGGCTGACGGTTCGTGGGAGGACTGCACGTGGGACGCCGGGCTGGAGTTCTTCCGTGACGCATTCGACCCGTCGCAGCCTGCAACGCACGCAGAGGCGCAGCAGCTCCGGGCAGCGAGCGGAGAGCCACCGACCGGCGGATCGAACATGACGGACCTCCACCGTGGCGTGAAGGCCCGATACAACGTCAGCCTCCCAGCCCCGATCAACGCGCACAACATCCTGATCGCCTTGAAGCCCGGCGACGTGTCCGTGGTGCAGGGATCGATGAGCGCGTTCGGGCCACTCCACCCGCTGTCCCAGTGGGATCGCAACTTCGACGGTGGTCACGCAGTGTGGCTCGCGCGAACGCCCGGAGGAAAGCTCCTGTGGTGCGACCCCGAGGCACCGAAGTCAGCCGACGTCCCAATTGTCATCAGCTCCGCTGACGTCCAGAAGTACGTCAACGCCTTCGCTGGCACGGCCATCGTCGCACCAGCCCTGAAGTGGCCCATGGCCACCGTACCCAAGGAGACCTCCGTGGAACCGATCACCCAGTACCTGCCCGGGTACGCCGCCGACGTCAGGCCCTCGTCCAACGTCAGGGACCAGCCGCACATCTCCGCCACCAAGCTGCGCACCACCACAGTCAAGGAGCCGGTCGTCCTGATCGGCACCGTCAAGGGCGACGTGGACCCCGGCAACGGCAAGGATGTCTGGTACATGTGGTGGAAGAACGGGCGGTACGAGTTCACGGCCACCGACAACATCACCAACGTCACGGCACCGGCAGCGGGAGCCGTTGACGACGGGTACACGAAAGCAACACAGGACGCTGCCGTCTTGAAGGCCACGGCTGACGAGAAGGAGCGCATCGCAATCGAGCTGGGCAGGGCTTCGAGCGAAGCTGTCCGGCTGACATAGCAGGAGGATTGCAATTGTTCGACAAGACCCAGCCGCTCTGGCTCCCCAAGGGCTCCGGTCGGCTCATCATGGCGCTTGCCCTCGTGGCAGCCGTGATCGCGCAGGTGGGGGGTGACACCGTCGCCACCCTCGCGACCGCAGTGATCGCGTTCTACTTCGGCTTCAAGTCAGGAGCATCGATGCCCGAGCATCCGGGCGCCGACTCCACCACCGACGAGACGTAAGGAGGTTCCGCGATGCCTACCCCGATGGACCGGCTGGAAACCCGCAAGCAGCTCAACGAGTGCCGCGTCTGCGCGTGGCTCTCATCGCTCGATGAGAAAGACCGGAAGGAGTGGGCAATTGCAATTGCCAACCCGCGCTTCAGCCCCGGCCTGATCGCCGCCGAGGTCCAGATCGACCAGACGGCAGCGTCGTACGACGGTCTCGGCATCGGCGAGTCCTCCATCGACACCCACCGTCGGAAGATCCACCGATGACCGTCTCAGATCGCCTAGAGAACGAGACGTGGGCGCGCAAGGCAGAACGGGAACTCCGTCTTGAAGTCGAGGCCCAGTCCAAGGAGCTGAAGGAGCTGCGCCAGCTTGTCGGGTTCTTCGATGCAGCCCGCATCGAGCCCATCCACGTGCCAGCGTGGCGCGGACCCAAGGCCCACTCCGTACACTCGGGCATCGTGATGGCCCAGATGACCGACTGGCATCTGGGCGAGGTCGTGAAGCCCGACGAGGTCCTGTACCTCAACGCCTTCAACGAGAAGATCGCCAACATCCGGGCGAAGAGGTGGTTCGAGAAAGTGATCGAATTGCCACGGGCCTACGTGCAGGGTGTCAAGCTGGAGGGAATTGTAATTCCAGCGACAGGCGACCTGTTCACCGGGGAAATCCACGCTGAGCTGACCGCGAGCAACTACGAGCGCATCCTCCAGACCGTGCTCAACGCGCAGGAGCCGATCCTCGCAGGCTTCGACCTGCTGGACCGCGAGTGGGACGGGCGCGTCGAGGTCGATGCCGTCGTCGGCAACCACGGGCGCATGGCCCACAAGAGCGTGTTCAAGGGTCGCGTCTACGACAACTTCGAGTGGCTGTTCTGGTCGATCATCCGGGACCGGCTGAAGGACAGGGGCTCACGAGTCGTCGTCAACGTCTCGACCTCGATGGACATGAACATCAAGGTCTACGACCGGAACTACCTGCTCACTCACGGAGACCAGTTCAAGGGGGGCACGGGTATCAGCGGAGCGTTCGCTCCACTGTCCCTCGGCTCCCACCGGAAGGGCAAGCGGCAGGCTGCCGCCGGGATGACAATGGAGACCATGGTCATCGGCCACCTCCACCAGCTCATCAACATCCCGGGCGTCATCATGGGCGGGACCCTGAAGGGCATGGACGAGTTCGCGTTCGGGATCAACGTCCCGCCTGCGGACGCAGCGCAAGCTCTCTGGGTCACGACTCCCGAGCGGGCGCAGACCATCTGGATGCCAGTTTTCGTGCAGGACCGGAAATCTGAAGGCTGGTAGGAAGACACCGGCAATTGCAATTGAGCCCTCCCATCCCGGGAGGGCTCATCTTCATGCCGGAGCTTCCAGCCTGAATGGCGGCTTCCGCTTGCGGTACTTGGCATCGCCCGGGTTGTCGAAGATGGATGGATGGGCGGCCGTCCACGCGATGTGGGCATCGGCCCGGGAGTTCAGGAGCGCCATCCTCGCGGCCTCCTTCTCTTCACGTCGAATGCGCTCCAGCTTCGACGCGTAGTGCTGCCAGCACCAGCCCGACTCGCTGACTGCCCAGCGCACGCACGGCGTTGGTGCCCTCACCCCCGTCACGGCCACGCACTGGCCGAAGCGCATCTGCTCCGCCTTGTCACAGGCTGACCAGTTGGGGTGCGGGCACCCGGGGTGGCCCTTGCCGTGCGGAGGTCTAGGCATCCTCGTCCATCAAGCAGACGGCGATGTAGGCGTAGGCAGCGAGGTCAAGCAGCGTGTCCCTGATGGACTCGCTGACCTTGTCGTTCTCGGGGCGCTTGCGCAGGTTCGTGACGCGGATGTACTTGTCCGACATGCGCACAAGGCACCCGTCGAGCGCGCTGATCCCGAACGCCTCGGACATCCTGAAGTTGGCCCACGGGTCAGGGTTGTCCTCCCCTGCGTAGCCCGCGTTCTTGGCCTCGTGCAAGGCCCACGCATCGTCCAGTAGCTGCTTGAAGGCCGGACTGCTCACGCCTCTCCTCCCAGTTCGCGGTACTCGCGCTCTCCCTTGGCATCCAACAGGTCGTACAACCTGTCGATGTACTCCAGCCGAGCGCGCGCTGGGCTCCACGCTCGAATTGTAATGTCGAGTGGCTTCAGCCTCTCGAAGCCCGGCCACTCCGACTCGCTGTCCAGAAGGAGGACAGCCTTCTCGTTGAGGATGATGCGGTTGTCGGCGGCGAGCACGCTGGCCGGGAGTACAGGCGACACACCGAAGCGCGTGCTGATGGCGCCCCACACCCGGTTCTCGATGTCCTTGTAATTGGTCAGGTATCGTTTCACCGGGCGCGGCACGTCCACCACGTACGCCTCGGTCGCGTCGTGCAGCAGGGCGTGCAGGGCATCCTCGGCGGGCACGGCGTGAGACATCAGCACGCAGTGCTCAGCGACGGAGTAGAACTCGCGGACGTGGCCACCGTAACGGCACAGCATCCCAAGCGCGTGCGCGATGTCCTCGGGGTGGATGTCCTCGGCCCTCGGGTCCATCGGGTAGTAGCGGGCGCCGGAGAACGTCTGCATCCAGTCTCCCCGAAGCCACGTGTCCTTCACTGACGATCCGTTCCTTCCTCTGGGACCACTTGCCCGCAGGTCACGCAGCGGCGCGGGTTGTACGTCTTGCAGGTCAGACACTGGCCGTACATGTGCTGAGGCGGTTCGTCGCATTCGTGAGGCTTGTGCCAGCAGTCGATCCGCTGGCAATTGCAAACCTGACCTTCTCCGTTCGTGAGCATCACTTCTCCTTGTGGGCGAGCCGGTCGTACTCGCGGGCGACCTTCTGCACGATGGCAATGCCCCATGCCGATCCGCGCAACCCTGCCGCTACCTGAGCGCGCATGAAACGATCCACGTCCAGCGGGGCGGGGGTGGCGGGTGCGTAGGGCTGGTTGGCCCACAACTCCCGCTCGTAGGCGATGGCCTCCTCGACGGTGCCGCAGTCGATGACGACGTTGGTCCCGATGACGGTGTATGCTTTGTCACTCACGGTCGGCCTCCTTCGGCTCGGCGAGGGTGACACCAGCGGCGCGGACGATGGCAGCGGCGGCGTGGAGGCCAGCCGCATACCCGCTGACGTAGGTGTCCTCTTCGACGTAGGGCGCATCTCCGACGGGGGCGTTCTCGATGAGCGCGGCGAGGCGGTCGGTGTCGGTCATATCAGATGCGGGCCTTCATCGCACGCAGGACGCACGCCTTGTGGCGTCGCTGGCGCCGGGTCGGGTTGGGCATGGCCAACAGCGTTGGACTCCAATGCCGTCGGACGCAGCGGGGTGGGAGGTCTGGGTCAACGCCGAGGGCCCGGACATCCCACTTCCAGATGCGGCCCCAGAGCCGAGCTGCGCGTCGGGACGCGCGATTGTAATTGGCCGGGGCGTCCCAGACCCTCTTCATCTGCTTGGTGAGTTCCATCGGTTCCTCCAGTATGGCTCGTCGGGCGTCCACCCGTAGGCGCACCACTCACAGCCGAAGCCATTGCACTCGCAGTCCGTGAGGGTGTGGGTCACTTCCGTCTCTTCGCTAGGACAAGGGACCGGACGTCGGTCGAGTAGTCCTCGTACTCGTGTGCATCAGTGTAGCGCGTCTCCGCTACACCCGACGACCCGTCATGCTTGGGACACCAGCGGCACTTGCCGTCGTGCGGGAACGCGTTCGGCCGGGCACAGCACTCGGCCTCTGGCACGGCGGAGTTGGTCACTACCACCTTCCGCCGACGCCATCTGAGCATTGTCATTCCCAGAGCCTCCTCATAGCTTCTTCCCGAGAGATGAGACGCGAGTTCAGCATCGCAACCACCCGGTTGATGTGATCGATTGTCTGGTTCTGGACGAACTTCGCCTTGTCCTCGTCGGCGGGCGGCTTCCACTCCAGCAGTTTCTTCGCTGCCTCGATGTCACTGTCACTGGCCCTGCTATCGACAACCGGCTCCGGCTTCCAATGGATGATCGGATCGCCATTGTTCCAGTCCATGTGCAGACCGGCAAGCTCGACAAGATGCTGCAACGCATCGCGCGTGACCATCGCCGTCGTCGTCTCCCCGAGCGGCGACCAGCCGGGTGACTTCCAGCCCCCGGGAGGTGGAGCAGCGCTGATGACAGGTGGAGCAGTGCTGATGACCTGACTGGCCCTCGCCGATTGGATTGCGGCGTTGATGACCCGATGATGCTCCTTCGCCTCTTCCAGCACCTTCTTCTTCAGCAGCACCTCCCTTTCCTCGTCACACTGCCAGCAGTCGAAGTGGATGCACGGAGTTCGGCACAGGCCGGAGCACAGGTTGCCGGAGTGGGGGACGGGTGTCATCGGACCGCACCGATCAGGGCGGCAAGCAGGATGGCGAGGATCGCGCCCGGGAGCATGTCGAGGACGTGCTCGCTGACGTGGTACGTCCCACGAGCTGAGAACACAGCAGAGATCACCAGCAGGAGAATTGCAATGCCGAAGAACGAGCTGACCATCGGGACCAGCGCGTCAAGACCGAGCAGCCCAAGCAGGCCGGGCAGCCCGCCGACGCCCAACGACAAGACGATGGGCGCCAGCAGGACGAACAGGATGATGGCTGCGTAGAGCAGCAGCCCGCGCATGGCGTTACACCCGCTCGAACTGGTTGCAGTCAGGGCAGCCGATGTACTCCCGGCCCTTGCCGCTGACCTTCCGTACGGCCTTGCCGTGGTCGGGACAAGCCCACTTGAAGAACGAGGCTTTCGCCTCTTCGGACAGGCGGGCCTGCCGGTCGGCGAACGACTCCTCGGGGGCCGGTTGCGCCGACTCTTCGGGGACGTCTGCGACGGCCTTGGCCTTGACGCGCTCGTCGGCCTCGCGCTCCTTCTCCTTCTGGATTTCGGCAGCGGACCGGCCAACCCGGCCGCCCTCGACGGTGTCGAACCCCGACAGGGCGTCGATTGCGTCCGCGATCACAATGAGAGACGCGGCGTGACGCCGGATGTCCTTGGCCGACTCGCGCATCCCCTCGTGGGACATGAACGAACCCGGCAGGTCGGAGGGGAACGCCAGCGGCGGCTTCTCTTCCCCGGCTACGGGGGTGAGGGTGCGGGATGCGGTCCGCTTCTCTTCCATCACGCTCGCCGTCAGCTTGGCGAGCACCGATGTTTTGGCGGGTGCGGCAATTGTCATTCCTATCTCCAGCTCTTCGGGGAAGACCCCGAGACCGTCTCCGTGAACAGCGCGTCGGGCTTGCTGTACGTCAAGAGGAAGCGCGCGAGCGCGATCTGTCCGAAGAACGCCAGCGACACGTCCTCGCGGTAGTCGAACGTGTCGGCCTCCCAGCCGTCGGGCCTGATCTTGATGATGAGCCCCAGCATGGTACCACGCAGGATACGGGTCAGACGCTCGTCAATCTCCCCGCTCCGGCCGACGAACGTGGCCCCAAGGTACGCAGTCCCCTGCACGACATGCCCGGTGTAGACATCCGGGCTCGTCTTCCAGTCCCCGAGCGCCGTTCTCCCCCTGATGGAGCCGATGATCTCAGCGGTCAGGGCGCCACGGTCGGCGAGGTCTTGCCAATACTTGATGCGCGTGGCCTGATCCGGGGGCAGGAACCAGATGAGCACGTCGGCAGACCCGGCGTACCCGGCCTTCAGGTTCCAGACCTGCGGCTCCTGCGCGATGATGACGAACGGGACGGCCTCGCGCATGTCCCAGTAGTTCGCAACGCAATCACCGACGAAGTCCACATCGTCGTCGGTCACAGTGGGGAGCACCGTGCGCTTCTCGCTGTCCCACTGCTGGTCGATGTACCAGCGGATGACCTCTTCCGACAGCGCCTTCATGGGCACGCGCATTTCAATGAGCTTGTGGACGACCGAGCCGCGAACTGCTGCGATGTCCCGGGGCTCGTCGGCGGTCTGCTTCAGCCACGCCCGGACCTCGCGCAACTTCTCCTCGTCGCCCTCGGTCGAGAGCATCCGCTGCACGAACTCGCCGGGGAACTCGCCGTCCTTGCGGTAGCCCTTGACCAGCCGACCGCGCGTGGACTTGGAGTAGTCCCTCCACTCGGCGCGGCGCTGGCCGGTTGCGAGGTTCACGACGTTGGCGAGCTGCCACGCCTGCAATTGGAATGGGATGCCGATGATCGAGCGAGCTGCCGTCACGCTGATGACGGTCGCGGGCTGGTCGGCTCCGTACTCGCGGTTGAGGTCGGAGTCCCCACCCGGCCAGTCGTACAGCCGGAACCCGTACTCGTTGTTGCTCGCGTTCTCAGGACTCATGGTCAAGGAGGTCCTTGTACATATCGGGATGGACGATTGCGTAGGCGGGCATGGGCACATTGTTCGCCGCGTACCCAGCCTTCATCTTCTCGATCTCGCCCCGAAGCCGCTCCATCAGCAGGTCGTTCTGGACCTTTCGGGGGTCGATGGCAGGATCGCCGATGAGCAGACGGGCGGCCTCCCTGTCGGCGTCCGTGATCGCGCTCACAGCTCCACCACCTGATCGGTGAGGGCGAGGAGCGTCATTGCAATGACAGCAACGACCGCAGCCCCCCAGAACTGGGTGCCGAGGACGCAACCGATCATGGCGATCACGAACAGCGTGGGGCGACGAACGCGACCGGCAGGGTTGCCAGTCATGGACGAGGCGTAGAACTGGTGGCCGGAGTCGATCAACTCCTGCACCTTGGCGCCGACCGCGTTCGGCTTCGGCGGCTCGATGTGCACGTCACCCATTGGGGAACTCCTTCATGTACTCAGCGACGGCCTTGGGGAACGAGTCCATCCCGGTCGGCCAGAACGCGCGGGTGCGCATCAGGCCGGGCTTGTCGGGCTTGTCGGCCCTGCCCTCATGGTCGTGGTGAGGGCAGTATTGCCGGGTGTGGTCGCTCATCACGAGCATGTGGCCGTGGTCGGGGGTCACCGGACAGACATCGCCATTGCCGGTCCCGCTCCTAGTCGCCATAGCGGCCCTCGATATCCACCTTCGGCTGGAACTGCATGGGCAGGTGCCCGCGATCCGGGATTATGGTGCCCATCGCGGACGGGCTGTTGTCGAACGGCGTGGAGACGTGGCCCTTGGTGTGACGCTCCCCCAACGGTCCGCACCCCGGCGGAGAGGACGGACCCATGTCCACCCAGACCACGCCGACCTTGCGTCGCATTGTCATTCCCCTCCGTCGGTGAGGTCGAGCTGCGGGCGGGAAACGCCTGACTGGGTGAGCATGACCGCTGCGATCATGGCTGCACGGTCGTTGGCTGCGACGATCCGGGTGAGGTTGAGGCTGGCCTGCACGAGTGCGGCGTACGCCTGCACGTCGTTGACGTCGGCGGCGGCCTGCATCTGGGCGCCGGTCATGTTGCCGAGGACGTTCCGCATGACATCGGAGGTCAGGTCCTCCCGCAGCACCTCGTAGGCGCGACGGGCATCGGCGATCTTGTCGGTGAGGCTTCGTGTCTGCATGGCTCCAATCCTACTACATCTGTCAACTGCGATCTTCGGGCGACAACCCGTTTTGGGGTGTAGCCAAATACAGGACCCAAGTCCGAAAGGAAGGGGGCGCCGGGGCCGTACCCCTACCCGGGCTTGACGGCCCAGTCGCTGAGCGCCTGTCCTTCCCATGACTGGACTGCGTCCACCCGCAGGGACGCGGGCGTGAACGGCTGGTTGTAGGAGCGCCGCAGCATTGCGGTGACGGCGACCCCTTCACGGATGATGACGACGACCGCGTCGCCGTTCGATGCGTCGGCAGCTCCGTACGCGAATTGCAATCGGCACACTTCGAGAGCTGTGGAGCTGGCTGGTGTCGGTTCGGCGCGAAGCCGGGCGAGCACGACGGACGCGGGGACGGGCATTCTTGGCCCCAGTGCCACGAGCGCCTTCTCGCAGTGGCGGGTGACGATCATCACCGCACCCGCTTGTGGTAGTGCTTGCAGATCGCGCACCACGCGTACCTGCCCGGGAGCGCCCACGCGAGGAACTGGCCGACGACGTGGCTGAACATGATCTTGTCCTCCGGCGGGTCGATGATGTCGCCCCTGAACTCGGGTGCGTCCTGTTCGGTCGCGTAGTAGGTGTTCCAGCGCTTGGCCCATTCGGACTCAAACGCGGGCAGCTCCGCGGCGAGGCGGTCGGTGTCGCTCACTTCGTCTCCTCGGCGTATGCGGCGGCGATGGCGGCGTGGGCGATTTCCCAGATGCGCTGACGGCTTCCGCCGCCAGCAGGGGTGCCGCCCTCGAACCAGACGGCCCGCCCGCTCATGTCGAAGGACATGGGCTTGCAGATGTCCTCGATGCGGGACAGCGCCGCAGTCAGCACGTCCAGCGGGGCGGGGGCGGCGGCGCGGGCGTGGCCGCCGATGACGCACTGGCGGCAGCGGGTCCCACGACCCACGATGGTCAGGAAGTTCGAACATCCGCAGGCGCACTTGCACATTGTCATTCTCCTCTCAGAGATCGCATCGGCGATGGATGATGTGGCCCGGAGAGTTGCCGCACTTGCAGTAGCGCGGGGCCCCCGGGTACGTCATGCCGTTGTACGGGTTCCCGGCATCGAGCACATGCCCGTGGTGCCGGTAGGAGGCGGAATACCACGGCGAGACGTCAGCCGGGTTCCCGGCACCATTGAGGATGTGGCGGCACCTGTCGGCTCCCGGCAGGTTCTGCATCCTCGGGTCGGAGGGGAGCGCGTCGCCCACCAATAGCCGGGCGGCCTCCAAGTCGGCGTCGGATACCATGTCAGTTGCGCTCCAGTCGGTCGCAGTAGCCGCAGACCAGCATGATGAACGGCCCGCGCACGAGGGCCCACAGGCGCCGCGTCATGCACGAGGCGCACTTCTGGTGGGTGAGGACACCGATCATCTTGGCTCTCCCGTTGCGGCCGGGGTGTCGGGCTTGGCGTCCGACCCGCCGATACCCAGACAGTAGCACGATGTCGCAGAATGTCAACCCCCCAAAGTTCGGCGAGCTGCTGAGTCCGCGAACTCTACATTGCAATGTGGCCCAGCGCGTCCCCTGCCTCCTCGCGCCCTCGGGTCGGCATACCCGGGGGGAGTATCCGGGTCCCGGGCCGGGTCCGGGACCTGATGGGTCCGGCTCCTCGGGCAATTGCAATACGGGCTTCAGGTCGCCATCTCCAACTCCTCGGGCAATTGCAATACGGGCTTCAGGTCGCGCACCACGCAGCTCCATCTCCAGCTCCAGCTCCAGCTCCTCGGGCAATTGCAATACGGGAGCGTCTTCAGGGTGTAGGGCGAGGACGCCCTGCGGAGTCTGGCCCCGGGTATGGGAAAGCCCCCCGGGCCGAATGGCTCCGGGGGGCTCAGGGTTGGGGGCGGGGGGCCGTCCCCCCGTGGGCTCAGCCCTCAGCGATGATCGGCAGGACCGTAGCCCACTCGGGAGGGGACCACCGGCTCGGGCCCCTGCTCAGTACGTACTTGGTGGCGCCTGCGTTGGCCCCGATGATCAACGGGACCCGCAGGACCTCGGTGGGCCAAGGCGTCATGCAGTCAGTGATCACGACAACGGCCTTGGCCCCGTCGGCGACTGCCAGCTCGATGCCTGCTACCAGATTGGTGCCGCCCCCGCCGCTGATGTACTCGGGGAGCGCGCTGCCGTACAGGGTCGGCCGCGTGTTGCAACCGTAGTACCGGACGTCTGCCATGCGGCCCAGAAAGTGCCCGGCTGCGCGGGCCATGCTCAGGTCGGATGCCGTGATGCTGCCGGAGGTATCGATGATAACCGCGCACGAGGGACGCTCCCCCGTCCAGCGAGGGAGCATCGCCCCGCCCATATCCCGCATGTCCCGCCGCCCGGGCCACGTCCAGCGTGTAGGGGCCCCGACGGACGACAATGCGTGCCCTACGGCCGTGGCCAGCGCTGAGTACCACTGTGAGCGGTCGATGCCCAGTTCGGACTCAGCCCATGCGCGGAGTTCGTCGCTGGGCTCCGTCCCCCAACCGGGGGTTGCGTCTAGCACATCCTCGGCCACTCCGCGACGGATGCTCTCCTGCGCATCGGGCGACGGGGCCGGGCCGTCCCCCCGCTCGTACTCACGGGCCGGGCCACCGGCTGCACTCCCGCAGTCTGGCTTGCCGGGCTTGCCGGGCTTGCCGGGCTTGCCGGGCTTGCCGGGGCCGCCCTCGGGCTTGCCGGGCTTGCCGGGCTTGCCGGGCTTGCCGGGCTTGCCGTCCTCGCCCTCGCCGTCCTCGCCCTCGCCGTCGCCGTCGCCGTCGCCCTCGCCGTCCTCGCCCTCGCCCTCGCCCGGCTCCGGCTCCGGCTCCGGCTCCGGCCGATGCGTCACTGCGTAGTACGTCTCTGCCGTCTGCCCGTTCGGCATTCCCAGCGTTGACGGGTAGACCGCTCCCTCGGGCAGCCCGGCGAGCCTTTGATTGATCTCAGCATCCGCCGCGATATTCCAGTCCCCCGGGTCCCGTTCGTCCCGCCGCTCGGAATGCTGCCGTAGCAGGTGCTCTAGTTCGTGCACGATCACGGCCCCGGCCTCGGGAACGGTCCACGTGGCCAGTGTTGCCGGATTGTAATGCGTCACCCATGCGGCGCTCGTGCCCATTGTCGGCACGCTGGGGTCGGCCACGAGGCGCAGCCGAGCGATGGCCTGAGCGTAGTACGGGTGAGTTGACTGTGCGTGGCGCACGGCGTCATCGATGCTCGTGCAGGGATTGTAGATCGTCACTGCGTTACTCCTGTCCTGTCCTGCGTGCCGCTCAGCCCCGGCCGACCGGGACGCCTGCGGCCGTGAGCGCCGCCACGAGGGGGGCGATACCGGCGATGTGGCCAGCGCTGGCCAGTGACCGGGCCGCGATGGCCACGGCCGCCGGGTCCTGCGCCACGGCCCCTACGAGAATTGCAATTGTCCGGTCGAGCGTATCGTCGGTCGCAGCCGTCACGAGCGCGCCGATGGCCGTCGTAAACGCGTCCTGCCGTTCGGGCAGTGCGCGGGCCCCGCTCAGGAGTTCAGCGACGCTCGGAACGTCACGCGTGGCGGCCCACGATGCGAACGTCCGGGCGGCGATGTCGCCGACTGTG